AGGGTTTACACCCTGCACTCCGCGATTGACGATTTGGTTCCTTTGGACGTTTCGTTTGTGACCAGAGTCGCTTAGACTCTGGATACACTTTCGTTACGTACTGATTGAATCTAAAAATCTGATATCCGTGATTTTGTGGTAGATCCGATTTTCTAGTAATTACCACACCCCCTATATTCTGCGTATGAACTCGCATACGTAGTCTCATTGTACATTACCCAAATTATAGTATGGGATAATAAACGACACTATGAATAGATTGATTGGCATCTCTCTAGATGGTGGTTTGAACCCACCCTGAGCATGATATATGCTCAAAATAAATACCTAATTAAATGTTCTAGCCTGCCGAGCAATATGAACATTAATCGTAGGATTTTTGTGAATACTTTACAGAAAGATAGCACTTGTAAATTCCTTGTAGCCTTTGAGGTAGTCTTGCTTTGTTACAAAGCCTCTTAGATCACTAGCTTGGACACGCACTTGCCTGACATCTGTCTCGTTGAAACTCTTTGAATACGTTGACTTTGGCTTGCCTTGAATTTAGGTGAATACAACTATTACAGTTCCAGTACCAGCGGAATTCCGCCGTACTCAGTGTTCTGTTTTTATAGTTTGTTGACACCCGTATATGATAGATAGTCATCGAAAATATGAATCACCCACCCTAACATAACAATAAGGAAGTGGGAAAAATTGGTTTAGCGTTGAAATAACGCCTTCGGCACTTGTGTCGATGATCGGGTTAGTTCCCCGGCCCTCCCTTGCGGAGAGTTTTTACTCCTAGTTTTTTCGAAAAGTCATCCTCTCGACAAATGTCTAATGGAAGAGGTCCTGTCAGGAGACGAATCCTGAACGGAAGCAGCGACGATGCGCTGCCAAAGCATGTAGATACATGCGCCCCGGTTGCCGGCTTTGCCGACACACCGAACCCCCAAGATTTCGCACGATCAAAAATGGGCAATATCTCTTTTGATATATACAAGAAATGTGTGCATGCGGTTAGAAAATGCCGTCATTGCCACGTAATACCCTTGTATGGCCCTACGGGCGAGATTGTAAATTATTTTGTGACACATCACCGCAATAATGGTCAAATTTTGACCAACACTGTTGGTGTTGGAGGTATACGCCCTGAACAGGTACAATATGTTCTCAACAAAAAGAGAGCTGAGTTCCTACTCTTGGCTAAAGGTAGTCACCCAGAAGTTGGGACTGAAGAACCCGACAGTCCCGGACCTGAACCTCCTATTGAAGAGCTTACAGTTGATCCTCAATTGCAACGATTGCATGAGGAGCATGATTCTGTGATCTCTGAGCCATCGAATGTCGAGCACTTACGCTCTTCGATGGGCTCACAATTTGAACAAGTTTCTCAACAGATGAGGTCATCTTTTTCGACCCCTATTGTGAAACAGGCATCTAGGTCACTAGAGCAATTGATTCTGCTCATAGCTGGCCTTCAATATGACACTTCTTTAGAAGCTATCGTACTTAGATGCGTGCAGTTCCTCTCAGCCATTACGGAAGGAGGTATTGTACTCACTTTGCACGACACTCTGATGAAATATGTCGCCGATGCCAAAGTTCCTGACTTACTTGAAGGAAAGACCGTCAAGGAAGCTTTTGAAGTGGAGCAATCCAACCCCCCAACACCGGAAGTGTTCTCCCCCGGAGCACTCCATGTTTGGGAGACTCTTAAGCAGGGCATATTTACAAAACATTTGTCCTATATCCTTGGCACAGTTTTCGCCTTCTCTGCTTGCAAGATCAAAAATGTGAAATTCAGTCACCCCGTTTATGAAAAGGTGATAGAAGCATCCAATGCCGAAGAAATTGATGGCATGGATTTGATTGATCATTGCATTAAATTGTACAACTGGACATCCACTGTTGGAATGGCCTGTCTTGAATCCAGGAGTTTAGAACCTCTTTTGGTTAACTCCTCCACTTTGGCGCTCTGCCACGAGAAATATTTCGAGTGGCAACGCAAGTACACTGATTTCAAGCGCTCAGGCAAATCCACTATGGAAGAACGCCAGTTGATGTTTACCGAAGTTGAAGCCGTCGTTAAGATGCTAGAACGCATGACCAAGACTCAGAAAGAAAAATTCATGAGTCTTCAAGCCTCAAGTCTTTACAAAGACGTTCTGCATTTGTACAACGATGTTAGAGACTTCGTACAGAAAATTGACCGTGTAAAGGTCGCAATGGGATACCATATCACTGGTCCCCCTAAGATTGGTAAATCCACCATAGTTCCACTGTTGTGTGAGCAAATTTGCCTAGCTCGCGGAGTTGAATACCGCGAACAGGATAGTGCCCAAATCAACTTGATGGCACCATACCAGGATGAACTGAATAATGCGACCCAGACCATTGTCGTGAACGAGACTGTTCCGATTAAGGTGCATTTGGCTAAATCAGTGGAAAACGCTTACAATACAGCGTTGGCCCTGGTGGATCCTGTGCCCTACCATCCGAACAGATCCAGCTTGGAAGAAAAGTCGAAGAACACCATGACACACATTGGTGTAATATCGACAGGAAACACCGAACAACCCTTCCTTCATGTTGCTGAGACTCCCGGAGCATGGGAGAGACGCTACAAGATCATCAGTATGACAGTGAAAGCTGAATATGCTGACGAATATGGACGTTTTGATTCCTCTAAGAGCGACGGATCTAATGATTATCATTGGTTCGACGTCTATGAGATTGTCTATATTGGAAAGACCCGTAAGGTGATCTACTTTGAAGTCAATGGAAAGTCTAGCTTGCAGCTTGATTCCCAGGAATTATTTGAACTGGTAAGAAAGCAATCGATGGATCATTTCAGCGAGCAAGACAGACTTGATGGGCTTCACAACAAAGCCAAGCGAACTGGTTGCATGTCGTGTAAACGCCTTGCTTACATGTGTAAATGTCCCAACAGGGACGATCATACTCTCTCTGGTAAGCAGGTCGCAACCAAAAACACCGATGCGAATAGTGACACTTCTGTAGAAGATGCTTGTCCTGCGCGTACACAAATTGGTGCAAATCGTTCTCCCTGTGATTTTCACAAGGGTGGACTATGCAGCTACTGTGGACGCGAAGAACCAGACTCTGATTCAGTTGAGAGTGTCACACCACAGCCAGAAGTTGGCGTTGTGTCAGTTGCAGCTAGTACTGCTGGATCCCTCATGTGGAGCTCTGTGCTCCCATGGGTGAATCCCTTTATCAAACTGCGCTGGTTGTGGAGTATTGACAACAATGTGATGCGATGCATGCACGAGGAACTTGTTGAGGAATTGAGCTACTGGCCGGAAACGGTCGGTTGCACAACTTTCTCCTTGCTTCCAAAATCGTGGACGAATAGAGCTGATGGTTCTCTAACCTTTTTTGGGAAGAAGAAAGAACAGTTCTTGCGAGCAGTGGCTGCAGAGAAACAGATTTTCCTGCCTCTCAGCTATCTAGCTCGTCGAGCATTTTGCATCGGACTGTTGTGCTTTTTCGCACTATGCTGTTTCGGATACCTTATGGAATATTTTGGTATGAACCCTCGAGAGTACGACCAAGTCGTTATGAAAACACGAAATGTGTCGGAATGGGGATGGTATTATTTCTTCCCCCAACACTCGAGATATGTCTACCAGAGACGTGATTTGTACGCTGAAATGGGAATTTTCACAGATAGATACCTGGACTTCGAGTGGTATTATGTTAACATATACTTCTTCGAAAGGTGGCTGGGTTACCTCTGTGTCCCATGGTATTTCACGTACAAGCGTTTCATTCCTGTACTCGAAACGAGGTTATATCAGTGGTGGTTGGCCCCACTACTGATTTCGACTTGCGTTTCCATTTTGCTCTTCTTCTACCTTTGGTGGAGGAGAGCGATGGGATATCGTGCAAGATACGAGAACCTCAAAAGAAGAGCTTCCTCAGATCAAGAGTTCCAACGGAGTCTCTATGAGCGTGCCAGACGGCATTGTACTGAGTACAACTCACTTGTCCCAACTGCGTTGGGCGTAGTGGGCGCTATAGTGACCGGTCTCGTAATTTGGAACAATATGAGAATGCCAGAAGCCGGAATTCGTGATGACAATCGAACTAGTTGGAACGACTGGTTCAACTTTCAACGCGATGTTCCTGAACCGAAAGAGTCCAGGAACGCTTCTGCTGATGAAGCTGCTGGAAATGTGGGTAAAGTTTTGACTCACATTGACACACAAATTGACGGTGAACCCAGAATTCTAATGGGAATGTACTTAGAACCTGGGATTTTGACACTACCACGCCATCTGTTCAAGAAAGATATGCTTGGTGAAGAACTGGTTGAATACCTTGATCTCCACATGGAGACCAATGGTGTGAAAACCAAGTTCCGAGCCTACTCAAAGAACATGGAACGCATCGCGAACAAAGATGCAGGCGTGATATTTGTACCAAAAGCTCCATCCATTGGAGTATCACTGAAAAATATGCTGCCACGGAAAACCGGCTCCGATCATATCAAGAGTCGACTTCTCTATTTACAAAAAGCCGATGTAGATCCTAATGTGAAGGATTATGCACTCAGGAAGACTCGTGTCCTCAAACAGGAGATCCTGAATGCAGAATACATCGCTAAAGTCGATAGTGGAAGATTTGACTGTGGCAGAGGACTCCAATACCTTTCTAAGGTAACGAAATCAGGCTTTTGTGGTTCCGTTTTGATGGCAGATCGAAGAGATCCTACCATCCTCGGTTTCCACATTAGTGGTCAAAATTACGACATGACTTCCAGGAGGGGTTTTGCGCAAGAGATCACCTTTGATGATTACAATGCGGCTGTGGAAAAGTTGAAGACTCAACCACATTTTCGCAACGTACCAGAGATGAAGATTCTGCACACGACTCGCCTCGGTATCGACCTCGTACCGCACGCCGGTCCGCATCCTAAGACAGAAATGTTCGAGAAAGATGCGATGGACTTGCATTCCGGGGTCGAAGTTATTGGTCATACAACAAATCTACCAAAATACAGGTCGAGAGTTAGACGTTCTATGTTGAGCGAAAAGCTCGAGACACACTGTGGGTGGAAATGTCGTTGGAGGGCTCCCTACATGAAAGAGCCCTGGAAGCACCACAACAAAGCCTTAAAGAAAATCGCCACCGGATCACGAGAAGTTCCGCCTGATGCGCTCAGGTGGGCTAGTGATGATTACTGGAATCAGATTTTTCCAGCACTACAGAAGCACATCTCGAAGCACCCTGAACTTTGTCGAGAGTTAACTCTAGATGAAGCAATCAATGGTGTCAAGGGTTCGCACTATATGAAACCCTTCCAGATGAAAACTTCTGCCGGGATACCGAATGGCGACAAGTTGAGTAGCGGTCTTTTCAAGGAAATAGACCCCTACGAAGACGGCAGAAAGCGATACGAATTGACCGAGAAAGCCCAAGAATATTTCGATGGGATGATGGGTTGCTTCGATCGCGGTGAACGCATTGGCGTGTATGTACGCACATGTCTGAAAGACGAAGTGGTCGAGGAGGAATCTGAAAAGGTCCGAATCTTCTACATTTTGGAATGTCTTTTTGGACTAGCCTGTAGAATGTACTTCTTGCCAATTGCTGAATTTATTTCCAGGTATCCACTGGAGACAGAGTGCGCAGTAGGAATAAACTGCGCTGGCCCTGAGTGGGAAGCTCTTGTCGCCCACATCAATGCCTTGGCTACTGATGCCAGGTTAAATGATTGGGATTTTAGTGGCTACGACTTGAATCGACCCTGCGATGTGACTTGTACTACTTTGAACACATATGAACGCATTGGATCGAACATGAGTTACGCTGATAAGTCACTCAAGCGGATGCATGGAATAGGAGAGGAACTGCGAAATCCTCTCGTCAACTGGAATGGAACGATCATGTTTTTATTTTTCTGGTGCTCTGGCAACACAATGACCGTGTATGGCAACAGCACCGATAACTCTCTACTGCAGAGAATATCGTTCTATTTCAATGGAATCCTCGAACTTGGAGAAGATGAGTTTCATAAACTTGGTACCTATCAAGAGAATGAGCACATTGCCACGTACGGGGATGATGGACATGGTGGATCTAAGCCAGAAGTCCGCGCCATTACCCAATTTTCCTCTAGGAAACGATTTTTCGATTTCGTGGGTGTCGGTTTTACCAATGCGCGGAAAGATGGCTCAGACGATGAGTGGATAGAATCTGAGTTTGTGGATTTCCTCAAACGAAAGAGCGTCTACCATCCAGATCTGGGTATCCGAGTGGGTGCATTGGACCAGAATTCTATTCAGAAGATGGGACATATGAGTCACGGCTCTGGAGAACCAGAAGATCTCGCTATTGCCACAATCCAAACAATGCTGCATGAAGCCTTTCTCCACGGGGACACTTTCTATGAGTGGCTCCGTACGAGATTACGGAATTGTGCAACAGAGTGTTGTATTTGGTGTAAAGAGTTAGACTACTCGTATTCAGAAAAGGTCATTGCCTGGAAGGAGAAGTACCAAGAGTAATTTCCTTCCCTCCGACCTGTCGGATGTCTTTAAAAGCCGAAACCAGTCTGGTCTGGTTCCTACGGGTAAGCAAAACCACGGCGTGTGTATGGACACCATCGGGAGATGTCGAACAATTTCCCTTTAGGCTTCGCACGTCGATGTTCATCGCTAGGCAGTCCGGGTAGGCTGCTCTATGCTTAATTCAAATGCCCGAAACAACTAATACAACATCACATAAGATCTTCGGCTCAGGCATGGCTGGAGACGCTTCCATAAGCACACAAAATATGTCATTCAAGGACAACAGTCCTGGTCAGATGGACTCTAGAGGAAGTGTCATGGACCCCACACGCAACGTGGCGTTCATGAGTGACACGACCTTGAACGAGTTTTTCTCTCGACCCGTCAAAATTTTTGACACCGATTGGGCAGTGAATTCTTCACTTTTTGCCCGTTTTAATCCGTGGGAACTCTTTTGGGAGAACCCACGCAACGCGGAGAAAATCCGTAACTACTATTTGCTCAAATGTACTATGCATGTGAAGCTACTCATTAATGGTAACGCCTTCTATTATGGTCGTGCGATACTAGGATATGAGCCGCTTGCTGCTTTGGACAATACGTCCTACACAAGTATAGCTCGCAAAAATGCATATGAGAACGAGGACCTAGTCCGCTTGTCACAGCGCATGAAAGTCTTTGTCAATCCGACTGAAAGTTCTGGAGGATCTTTGGAGTTGCCCTTCTTTTGGGATCGCAACGCCTTGTCCATTCCTGACAGACAGTGGAGATTGATGGGAGACTGCGTTTTGATGAGTCTGAACGATCTCAAGCACGCAAACGGTGGTACGGATCCACTCTCCATTTCAGTGCTCGCATGGGCAGAGAACGTCTCGTACTCTATTCCAACCTCAGCTGTCCCCGAAGCGGGATTCCCTTTTCCTGAGGCTGGTGGAGATGAACACGAGACCGCCGTGGTTTCTCGTCCAGCGAGTACTGTCGCCAGATACGCAGGTGCGTTAACCAACATTCCCTGGATAGGGCCTTTTGCACGAGCAACTGAGATCGGAGCTGGAGCTGTCGCAGCAATAGCAAAGATCTTTGGTTACTCGAGCCCCGCCAATCTAGAATATGAAATGATGGTACCAAACCCGCGTCCCTCAATGGCAGTGGTGGACACTAAGTACTCCACAAACAAATTATCCGTCGATAGTAAGCAAGAGATCACAATTGATCCAGCTACCACTGGGATCACATCGTCGGACGAACTGCCTATAGCCGCGATTGCTGGTAGGGAATCTTTCCTGACCAGTTTTGACTGGCTGCAGTCAGACGTCCGTGATGCATCGTTGTTCCAATGCAGAGTTGACCCGCAAATGTTTCGCACGAACGGTTCTGAGTACCATCTCACCGCTTGTGCAGCTGCGGTCTTGCCCTTTGATTACTGGAGAGGGACTATGAGATTTCGATTTCAAATTGTCTCTTCCAATTATCACAAGGGCCGTATTCGCATTGTCTATGATCCCCTAGGTGGCTCTGCTGACCCTGAGTACAACACTCACTATACCACTATTCATGACATCTCTTCTGAGAAAGATTTTACGGTGGACATAGGTTGGGCCCAGCAGGAAGCCTATCGAAGGCCGCTTGGGATTAGTCCGGCTTGTTTTAGTACATCACGTATATCGTATCTCACTCCTATTGCTGACAAAGCTAATGGAGTTTTGAGTGTGCACGTTCTTAACGAATTGACCGTGCCCGGTACCGTGGTCTCTGACATTCAAGTCAATGTCTTCGTATCAATGCTAGATGACTTCGAGGTAGGCATGCCTGCCTCTGAGTTGTCCAAGTGGAGATTTCGACATCCAAACCCTCCTAGTCAAACCTTCGCAATTCCTGAAGCAGGAACCGGAGATACGACGGAGGAGATGGATTGTTGCGATGACGCCATTCAAGACCCACCGACCATCGACACAATGGCTGATGCCATAATCGACACACCAGAGACGACCAAACTTTTCTTCGGAGAAGTGATAGGGTCGTTTCGACAATTACTGAAGCGCACTTGCTTGTCAGAAGTCGTTATTGTCAACGACGAAGCGACTAGCTCAGTGCTGACGATTGATAGACGAGCCTTCCCAGAGTATGGCGGGATGTTAACCAATGGAGATACCGCTTTTGGAAACTCCATGGTCCTCCAATACTCAAATGGGCAGAAAGTGGTCCCAACAGCTACCACACCTATCAATTATCTTGCTCGCATGTTCCTCGGATGGAGAGGTTCGATTCGCTGGACGTTCGACACATCAACGTTGAATGTCACTAGCGGAGCCGACCAATTTAACTCCATCTCACCAGTTATCTCTCGATCTGACCTGTCATCGCGATTGACAAAGGTACTACCTTTGCGTGATCCGACCTCGCCGCTATACAATGCTGGCACGACCCTTTTAGATCAAGAGGACTTCATGTTTTTGCTGGGTGCATTCGTAGGAAACACGAATGTCAATCCTCTTACCTCTGTTGAGGTACCATTTTATTCCAACAGAAGGTTCGAGTACACCCACTTTGACAGTAGTTTTGGTTCATTTACCGAGGGACCATCGTACAAATTTCAAGCTGTGCTCCCTGGCTCGGCAGGCGATACTGATATTTCTTTTGTTCGCCTGTTCTGCTCAGCCGGAGAGGATTTTAACCTGTTTTTCTTTAATGGACTCCCACCGATTTTCAATCAACCAACTTTACCGTTGGATCCGGGAAGTCCTTGAAACAGGGAGCAGGGGACCTGAAGCGGAGGTCCTAATAAAAGACGCTCGCCGGGAATGTTGGATACGTCCTGGATGAATTTCTCCCTGTAGGTGAACAGCACCAGATGGCAAACTTTTTGAGACACCAAGCTGGTCCTGGAATCCGAGAGGGTTGAAATTTTTGGTTATACCGTGACTTCGGTCATAAAAGGCATACGCGACATCTCAGACTTGAGCTGGGAAAAACCTTGTCTACCCTGGTATTAATGGGCGGAGCTGAGCAACTTCGGACACACAACTGCGATCCAGAACGGACGGGTGGGAGCCCCCGTCCACGGGTGCATCTTTAGGATGTATTCGTCTGGCATGATTCCTCTGAGTGAAGTACGTTTTACTTCTTGGTTTTGTGCCAGGAAGGTTTTTGTGCTCTTACTTAGTGAAGGTCTTGCCGGGAAATCACGTACGATTCGGAACAGCTTCAGCCTAGAAAATGGCTTGGAGAGCTGTCCG